CCCGCCTGAACGGCACGGCGTCGATGAAGTTCACGATGACGATTGCGACCGACCTCGCGCGCGTGAAGGAGAAGGTCGATCTACCCGACAATTACACCGCATGGGGCGCAGATCACTTCCTGACCGACGACGAGAGCGATGTTCTGCATGTCGACTACCTTGCCAAAGTCGAGGAGGGTGTCCGCAACGGCGACGCCGCTGTGCGCGACTCGCAGATGGGTCTCCTCAATCCGATGGACTCGGCTGTCTTCAACCAGTCGAACTTCATTCTCCCGGCCTACGATCAGGCGGGCCGCATCGAGGTGCTGGGCAACGACTCCGAGATTTCGATCTCGCAGTATCAATATCAAACGATCAGTTGGGAGTTGTGCAGCAAGACCAGAACCCGCATCAGATGGGGCACACCGTTCGTCGTGTGCGCCAACGGTGTGTGGTGGTTCGCACCGCGTGGTCATGATTGGCAGTCCGGCTTCAATCCCAACCCCGGCCGTCATACTGGCGGGTACACGCCGAACACCGATCTGATTTATGACCCGCTTCGAAACATCCTGACACGTGGGAGCGAGACATTCCAAATTCTCGACGTGATGGACAACCCCGGCCACACCGTGCTGCGGCTGGTGCAGTTCTGGGTCGACGAGATCGTCGACAGCTACTACTGGCGGCAAGTCGTCACCGTCGAGGGTCTCAGCGGATCGGTGATCTCGCAAACGTTCCTCAATTCGCAGGGCGGCTGGCTGACATCCGTCGACCTGTTCTTCACGCGCGTAGCGACAACCGGCGACGTGCATGTGCTGATCTGCGAGTGCAACGAGTCTGGTGCGCCGGACTTCGAGCGGGCTATTGCCCGCTCGACCATCGCCGCCGATTTACTGCGCTCCCCGCCGTACCACACCCGCGTCGGAATCCTTCCGACGTATCTGGCGAAGGGCAACCGATACGCCATCGTTCTCCAGACCCCCGGCAACCACTTCGTCTCGCTGGTCCACAACAACAAGTTCGCTCAGGGCACGCTCTTCCATTCGACCGACGGCGCGTGGTCGGTTGGCGACCTGAACAAGGACATGGCGATGCGGCTGAACTTCGCGAAGTTCAAGGCCAACCGCTGCACCGTGCAGTTGCTGTCGCTCGAACTGACCGAAGGCATCGCCGCGATTGATCTCAACTTCGATTCCACGCGCCCGCCGGGGACTTCGATCAACTTCGAGGTGCAGCACAACGGCGTGTGGATGCCGCTCGGCTACTACGACACCAACCCGCTGGTGAACCTGCCTCCGCTGTTGCCGTTCCGCGTGGTCTTCGTCGGAACGACCGATGAGATGCCGGGCATCGGCGTTGCATCGAACAGTCGCTCGCTGACAACGCGCCCGCGCCGCGATTTCCGCCATATCTCGACGGCGAGGACGATGCCGTCTCCGGTCAACACGGTCTATTGCGACTTCCGTCTCGAAGGCTGGCGGGGCGTCGGCTACCACATCTTCGAGCCGAGGCTCCTGACCGGCGCTGGCTACACGGCGGTGCGGGTGCCTTCGCTGGTTGAGGACCTGCCCGATCCAGACGATCCGACGGTGTTGCTGCGTCGCTGCACGTGGAATCTTGCTGCGCTCGGCGGCACCGCGATCAGTGCCTACAAGATCAGGATGGAGGGCGACACTCAAAACGTCTTGTCCTGCTTCCTTGTTGGCGAACGCATCGACATCGGTGTCTTCATTTAACCGGAGAACGAAATGGCTACAGAGCAAAATCCTAATCAAAACGTCAATGTACCGATCAGCGAGAGCGCGCTCGCGCGGGCGCGAGAGCGCCTCGATCCGGGTCGTTCGATTGCGATGCGGCAACCCGGCAACGGCGGCAAGGGCTCCCGGCGCGAGGTGCGGAAGGGCGAGTGGGTCGACGACCGGGTGATTGAGATCGGCGGGCCGTCGAGCCCGTCGAAAGACTCTCCGCCGCAGGAACGGGAAGGAAGGGCGGCACCGCCCGCGTCCTACGATCCATTGAAGGTCTACGACATCACGCTCGGCAAGCCAGCGGTGTTCGCTGGTCGCACGCTGGCACCGGGCAAGCAGTACAAGATGGTGGGGGACGCCTGCACCGAAATCGCGGGGTCCGTCATCGACGCGGTGGAGATCGGCGACGTTCCTGCCGACCCCGATGTGGCACCGAGCAGCAGCAAGAACAGCAGCAAGAGCAGCAAGGACTGATCCATGGCACTGAAACGGCTCGACGAAGAATTTGATTTGAAGCCGGGGACGCAGTTGCTTCCGTACATGAAGCGACTGCTCCCCTCGCTTGAGGGTCGGTTTCAGGACATCGAGTCCCAGCAAGATATCGTTCATGAGCTAACCGAAGAAATCCGCGCAGCAGCGTTGATGCGCATGAACGAGATATTGATTCCGGCAACTGCGGACATCATCGCCGTCACCAAGCTCGGCTTCCTGCTTGCTCCGGTGTCAACGTCGTACAAGCTCGTGCTTGGCTACATGGCGATGTTCGTTGACGAGGGGCCGCAGCGCGCGTCGTTCACGCCGTCACCGTATCTGATCATCGAGCACACGTCTGACGATTACGGCATCGCCAGACTGATCGGCTACCACAAGGAAGACGGCTTGCTTGAAGTGAGCGTCACTGCGATCCACGGCAACGCAGGGCCGTGGGCAGACTGGATGGTGTCGTCGACACCGGGGATGGCCGACTCGACCAAGCTGTACCACGACGCCATCGCTCCGATGTACGCGGAGGTCACTTCCGATCACAACGAGGTCGTCATCCTGCACGGCGAGATTTTAGCGGCGGCTCAGGCTCTAGAGGAGTCTGGACTCGATACCTACGCCTTCGTCCGTCGCGATGGTACCGTGCCGTTTCAAGCGGTGCAGGTAGGCGTCGCCCCGAGCGCGGGGTCAAACGACACTGCGCTGGTGACCAGTGCGTGGGTTCGCGCCCGCATTCAGGAGTACGCGCCTAGCGGCCCGGTGCTGCTGAGCGGCAGCACGATGACCGGCTACCTGACGCTGTCGGGAAACCCGGTCAACGTGCTGCACGCCGCGACCAAGCAGTATGTCGACGGGGCGATAGGCAGCCCGCACTGGGTGAACGACTACCTCGGCATTCGCGGTTCCTCTCCTGTGCTGTACTTGCAGAGCTTGGCCTCAGCGCAGAACCGCTTCATCGAGGCGCGGTCACCGGGCGGCGTGGTGCGCTGGCAGATGTTTATAGGCAATACCGCGTCTGAGTCTGGCGGCAATGCTGGCAGCGATTTCGCACTGGTGCGCTACAGCGATGCCGGTTTGCTGCTCGGCACCGTGATGTCCGCTGATCGCGCGACCGGCGGCGTGGCGGTACACAACACGCTGTGGGTCGGCAGCACGACAGTCCCGGCGCGCATCGCCATGGTGAGCGCATCGTCCACCATGTCTGTCTACTCCGACGGTGGGGTGGTTGGCTTCCTTGGCACCGGGGGTGGGTGGGCGTCCTATTTCATGACCGACGGCAGCATGTGGTCGCCGAGGTACGGGTGGCTCCACGACTACGTCGGCAACCTGAACGTGGCGGAAGATCAGGTGGTTTCCGGTGGAGCCTCCGTCGTGATCAAGGAGCTTGGCTACACGTTAAATGTTCGGATCACGATTGATCCCGGTGACCGCCCGATTCAGCGCATCATCAACAACGGCTGGGGCGAGATCGCGCCCGCTGGCATCTCGGGGCAATGCACGGTTCACATCACCAATGTCGGCGGCGCTGCGCTCCCGAGCTTCGTGAACTGGACCAAGGTCGATGGGTCTTTGGATGCCATCGTCGGCTCGCAATTTGTTTGTTCGATCATTCAAATGCCGGGGCACGCTCACGTCATCTCTATTCTCAAGGTCGCTTGAAACCCAAACAGGAGACAGCATGGCCGACGTAGCATTCTTCGAGGGCCGACAGACCCAGCAAGTCCCGGTGGCGCATCAGGCCGAGCCGGTCACCCCGCTGCGAACGGTCGCGGCGCGGATGACATGCAATCCGGTCGGAAGCGTCATGGTGACTCCGATTGTTCAGGATCAGAACATCGGAGACTTCGTCCGCGAGATTCGTATCTTCTCGCTTCCGCCTACCGGCAACGAACCTGAGTTGCTGCTGTCGGTGAAGCTCCACGCGCTGACAGCCAAGCAACTGGAAATCTCGACGCCCGCCAGCACGTTCTAAAAAACCCCATCAACGTATCTTTCAACAGGAGAGACACAATGGCAGACCCGGTATTTGGTATTAGTATCCGTAAAGTCGACGAAGGCGCGCGGCCGGTACTGGCTGCCGATCTTTCGACCATCGGCATCATCGGTCCCGCACCGCTGGCCGATCCCGTCATCTACCCGCTCGACACGCCGGTCTTCCTCAACTCGAACGACAACACGAAGACGAGGAAGCTAGGCAGTTCCGGCTATCTGCAAGACGCGGTGCGGGGCGTGAACGACCAACTCGGCGAGACGCAGTTCGCCGCGCGCATCGTCATCGTCCGCACGGCGGAAGGCACCGATCCCGATCCGGCGGTCAAGCTCCAGCAAACGATCTCGAAGATCGCTGGCGATAGCTTGAACAGCACCGGCATGTGGGCGTTCCTGAAGTCGTCGGCGAAGCTCGGCTTCACGCCGCGCATCCTCACGGCTCCGGGTTATACGTCGCAGATGGCGAACGGCGTCGGCGCAATCGAACGCACCGCGCCCGGCGATGGCTATGTGATGGATCACCTCTACCCGGTCGAGTTCACGGGCGGCGGTCCTGACGCAGTGCAGGCGACGGGCCACGCCTACGGGCTCAGCAGCGGCGGTCTCGGTGCCATCGAGATCGAGATGCCGGGTGCGTGGTACGACACGCCGCCGACCATCGAAGCACCTCCCGGCGGCTACGGGCTGGATACGGCGGTCATTGCTGCCGGTGGGCTCGACTATCAGGTCGGCGAGCGGTTGATGATGCCGAACGATGCGATCCTTGAGGTGGCGACGATCAGCGCGAGCGGCGGCGCGATCCTGACCGTTACCGTCGCCGAGCCCGGCTTCATCGTCGGCACCGAACCGCTGCCCACGACGCCGGTCGGTGTTCTGAGCACCACCGGCGGCGGCACCGGCGCGACCTTCACCCAGACATGGGAGGCTATCGGCGAGGTGGCGACCTACGAAGCCACCATCGTCGCTGGTGCGAATCCCATCGTCGCCACGGCGACCTCGGTCTGCAATCAGTTGCTGGGCCACATGATCGTGGAGTCGGCTGGCTCTTCGATGCAGAACGATTTCGACTGGCGCGAGACGATGCAGTCGCATCGGCTGATCGCCCTGTCGGGCGGCTGCCGTGTGATGGACCCGCTGACCTCCTACATCATGATCCGTCCGCTCGCACCTCGCATGGCTGGCATCATGGTGCGTCGTGATCACGAGACCGGTGCCCCGTTCCACTCGGCGGCGAACCAAGCGGTGCAGGGAATCATCTCGCCCAATCGCGAGATCGGCTTCAGCCTGACCGACAGTGCGAACGAGGCACAGGAGTTGCTGGGCGCGCAGATCGGCGTCCTGATACGCG